GTACAATTGGTCTAATAGTATCTCCTCTACGATGAAATCCAGCCACATTGCCTATAACTAATGTATTAGCGGGAACTGCTAATGGAGTAGGATTAAATCCCATATTCTCAATCTCTTCCATTGATGCCCGAAATGACCCTTCTTTATGATCTTTTCCTCTCCATTCATCATACGAATTCTCAATACACTTGATTGATTCAATATACAACCAATCTAACATAGAATCTGTCACTTGGCAAGAGTTTTCTGCATACCAGAAAGCGCCTTCCGAAGCTTTAACTTCTTCTGGAAACCACCACCATTTGATTGCTGGAAAGAAAGTGTCTACATGATAAAGTTTTTGATTATCATTATCATCTGGCTTATTATAGACACGTTGTGCAAATGTATTATCATCATACTTCATAACAATTTCAGGCGTTTCAGTATGTGAAATAAAACCTAAAATTTTATACATAAATGATAAATGACAGTTATATAGAGTAGAAAGTTTGTTTAGATTTTGAGTAACAATATTGGAAGATTGTTTGTTTACTGAATAAGGAACATCTTGAAATTCCTTCAATGCTTTTAGTCGTATTTCTTCATCATCAAAGGTATATGTAACAAATCCTTTATAATTATAATATACATTATCAATACATCGTTTTTCATGTGCTAATTGAGCAGCCCAACGGCGGAAGGCATGTAATCCTTTCTTTACCAATACAGGATCATTTAATCCAAATTGATTTAAATCTTTCACATTTGAAAAGAATTCTTTCTGAATCATGATCAACGGAAATGCTTCATTTAGTAGAACAATGAATTTTCTATAATCACTACAGTTAATGATTGCCTCTTCTAAATCTGAAGAGATAGGTTCTAGCCCATGGCGTAATTGGAATTCTCTAAACATCGTCATTACCTCGATTCATAAAAACCATACCAGTTCTTTTGATGAATGGTTTTTGCTATGTACTTTATTCATATGACCACCTAAATGATCTGGCAAATTCATTAAACTCTCCTTGACGGAACTCTAATTTTTCTAGTATCTTGATAATTTCTAATGTCTTCACTATAATCTAATACAAATGAAGAACCATATCCCTTTGACACATAAAGAAAAGCATCTTTAAAAGATAAATTCTCTAATACAATTACTCTGTCAAATGACCTCATAAGTCCTCGAGGACTATCAATGAATCTATTGGTAAGTAATTTATAAGTACCTTTCCATTTATTATTCTTATTATATTCACGAACAATATAATACATGATTAATCCTCAATATCTAATAGATCAATATCGACATCATCATATAGTCTACCACCATAATATTGTTGTTCATCATAATAAGAATACATCTGTTCAATGTATTTAATTCCTTCTTTGCGGTCCTTTGCTTCCGCAAATGAAATTACATTGTTTGCTTCTCTTTCCATGATTTCACCCTTTCACTAAAAAATTTACCCAAGATATTGTCATTTATGAAATTATCGTCTTCTAACACATTGTTTTTAAACTGTTCTTTTGTCTCAAAATACGTACTTTCGCCCTTTGTGATACATAGATGCAAAATCTCACGTTTAAATGCTGATAGATCAGATGTTTTCACTAAGTCTTTGATTTCTTTAGCGGAACCGTAATATGTTTTCCAATCGCTCTGAGACTTAGATCGGCGTTTGGCGCCTGGTTTCTTTCTCATAAAAAAGAAGGATTTTTTACCTATATATTTTCTACCGTCGGGACATGTTATACAATACACAAAAGCCTCATACGGCATTTTTTCATCAAAAATAAATTCTTTTTCTCTATATATCCATGGAGTATGATAAGTGTTTTTCATATATATGTCAACCAAAAAAATTGATAAATAAGAATATGAGTCACGAGATTGCCGTCTCCACTCATTCTATAACCTAACAAGGAGGTCACAGCTATGTCTATTTATCAATCATATACTTATCTTATCGGATGGTCAGTCCATAATAAATGGTATTATGGTGTAAGGTATGCAAAGAATTGTAATCCCAAAGATTTATGGATCACTTATTTTACTTCATCCAAGTATGTAAAAGAATTCAGGAATACATACCAGTGAATATTTTTGCTCGTTCTTTGAACTCTAACTCTTGTACGTGTACCATGCAAATATTTATGAAATGCTAGGTATCGAGGTTCTCATTACGGTCCTTGTAGTTCCAATCATCGGTGTGTGCTACGGACCATTTTGGTGTATTTTCAACTGTGTAGTTTTGAGTACAGACTTTGAAGTCTGGAGTTTTTCTTTCTGTAGGAACTAAACTTTGATCAGTCCAAACAATTCTATTATTTGGTTGTGCGGCAAATTGACCGTTTTTTAATTTGATAAAGTTAAATGATTTGTGTTCTGGGTCGTGTTCTGAAAAGTTTACGTTTAATGAATTATTATCTCTATGGCAAGTATCAAGTGTAAACAGATATTCGCCTTTGTGCATTTTGCGATCTTTACCAAAGAACTCACAATCGCATAGCATAGGTTTTTTAATTACTGTGATGTCGTAATCAAAACAATCCCAAATTTGTAATGTGTCTAGTGGAAGTTGATTTTCTTTGTCGTAATCTTCTTTCCAAACAAATGCACTAATAGGTAGTTTGTCGTATAATGCACCGTACTCAGTTAATAGTGTTTCAATGTATAGTGCTTTACTTTCTATGCTTCTAATAGAAATCCAAATGCCAGGAGTTAGTTCACCATGACCTTTTTGGTGGTCGTAGAGGAATTCTTTTTTTACGTAAACTTCAATAGGCGGTAGGTTATGAACTAAAAAAGCCATACAACTCCTCTTTGGTTAATACTTAATACTAGAGTTATTTATTCGTCAATATACTCTTCGTCAATAGTTTCTAAAACTAGTTCTGTTCCACAAAATGGGCAATATTGAATATCGTCTTCTTCATTTGATATAATGACAAAATTTGAATCACAGTAATCACAATAGATTTCGTCTTCTGTCTTCATATTAGTCCTTTCTGAATGTATAGAATTTTTTTCGTACTTCTAATAAATTAATGATATAATCACGTTCTTCATTAGTATATAGTCTCCAATTAGAAATTTCCTCAGGTGTCCGTAAACACCCGAGGCAAAATCCCTTACATTCTGACAACTTACATACTTTAACACACGGACTTTTCAACGTATTTCTCCGTGTAATAATCATAGTTATTCCATAAATTCTTTAATCTAATTAACCAAGATTTAAATGAATACCAAGTCTTAAATTCTCGATTGAGCAAATTATAACGAATTTGTTTCCAAATTTCAGTTCTCATATCATTGTAATATTTTGAATCATATCTTTTATTTTTACTCATTATTATCTCCATCTATTAAATCCGCTAATATATGACCATGACATAAATTAGGAACACAATAACATCCTAAAGTTTTACCTCTTAACTCATTTAAATCATTCAATAATTTTGGTTGTGTCATTATCCATTCTTTATATTTTTGGATAACATCATTTCTATTACCATCTTTGCCAATAATGAAAGGATTGCCCCATTTGGAGGGGCGCCCTATGAATACGTCGTAGGAATCCTTTCGTATATTGACAACTTTAGTAATCAATCTTAAATTATCTCGCATCCGGAAGAAGCCGAACAAGCTAATTCTTGACTTCCCACTGTTTGGTCTCCTTTTTCATATGTTTGTAAAATAGACCAATCAACATTTTTAGGCATTTTACTTAAAAGTTCTTCATATTGTTCTTTAGTACAATCTTGATATGGTGCTTGTTTATAAACATGATCACTAAATGGCAAGAAAGAAACTCCGGACATGTAATCAAAATTCTCATATACCCAAGAACCCACTTGCATCCATTCATTCTCTTTAACTGAAATAGTAACAGATGGTTTATGTTCACACCATTCTAGTTGATAGAGTTTCCATAATTCAAGTTGTTCAATTGCAGTCATATCATTTCGAAAAATTGAATTACTAGGAGCCTTCATAGGAAAAGAGAATACGTATGTATGTTCTGGTTTCATTACATCATCTTCTACTGGAAAATTCATATCAATCATCATTTTAGCTAATGGATCTTTTTTATCAGCTCTTACTGTTCTAATATAATATGGAGCATGACGAGCATGAATACCACTAGCACTATCAACTAATTGTGATACAGTACCACTAGGTTTTACACAGGTAATTGCAACAGATTGATTGATTCCTAATTTTTCTGCCCACTCTTTATTAGTTTCAATTGCGATAGAAAGAAGTGTTCGTAAAGTTTCTCTGGTAACAGATTGATTTACACCATTAGTTAATGCATTATCTAGAATACCAGTTAATGAAACTCCAAGAAGCCGTTCTTCCTCACAATTCTCTTTCCATTTTTTTGAAATGTATTTAAAATTAGTAAGAGTTGATTGAAAAGTACCAATAATTGTAGCTAATTTAACTTTTTCAATTAGATCATTAATTGTATCTGTTGAACGAATTACAACTTCTGATAGATTACAAAACTGCATAGATCGTAGAATAATTTCGGAACATGGATTAGTTCCGAAATCAATTAATTTATTTGAAATTTCAAAAATTCGGCGTGTATTTCTTTTCAAGTGTTTAATTACACCATCACGGTTAAAAATACCTCTTTCACCGGATTTAGATTTATATAATGAAAGCCATTCTTCCATAAAGATACCGATATCAGGTTTTTCATTATAACAAGCGGAATTATTAGCTAATGCTCGTTGTGGATCATCATTCCACCATTGACCTGATTTAGCTAATCTCATTCTATCATCTGAAAGATTTGACAATGAAATAAGAGCACTACGACGAACACCACCAACAACTACAATTTCAGCAATTTTACAAACTAAATCATGACATTCAATAGATGTTAATTTACGACCAGCAGCATTCTTAAATAATGATATAGAAAATCTAAATAAATCTTCTAATGGACCCGGACCAGAAGCACGCCCACCAAATGTTTTTAAGGGCTCACCTGCCGCTCTAACTTTACTAGTATCATAACTAGGAATTTGCCCCTGATATAGTAATGCTATCAATTCTTTAAATGATTTTGCCCAACCAATTTTACTATCAGCAACTACAATTGTAGTATCCGTATTATGAAATTCTTCCGCAATTACTGGCAGTTTAGAAATAAATTGTCTTTCAACTGAAAATCCAACTCCAGTTCCATTCATTAAAATATAGAGAATTTCATCAAATGCTTGAACCCGATCAATTGCTACGAATGAACAATTATATCCAGCAATATTATCCTTTTCTAATGCCGGTCCAGCAGACATAAGACAACGCATTGATGGCATTACCTTTAATGATAATACCGAATCCTCCAAATAATTACGAATATCATTTGGTAAATCATAATTAACTTGATTTTTCAAATGTTTAGTGAAAAAATCAAAATATCTATTTACAGTTTCTGGCCAAGTTTCTCGTCTTCCTTCGTTCCATTTAAATCTACTATATCTGCTTAAATGGATATATTGTTGATAGTCTGTTGGTAAATGATTTGACATTCGTACTCCTTTAATTCTCTATCTTTTTATTTTCTTTTAACGATTATACCAAATAATATGGGAACAATTTGGATCAAGATTAGTAACTTCACTAGGATAAATTTCTGGACCCACAGTATATTTAATTCCATCATATAAAACTTGTTCTCCAAATCCATCATAATCATTAAACATTCCCTGGGAAACATTTATTATCCAATCTTCTACAATCATGATATCATCAAATCCCGAGAAACCTTCAATATTTTTAATTCCCCATTCTTGCAATTCTGTAAATTAAGTTTCTTCATCAATAGCTTCATCAAAAACTGGTTCCCATTCAGAAATTTCTACATTATTAAAATCAATCATGTTTTTTCTCCATTGCATTAATAATAGATGGAAATTCTTTTGCAACAATTTCCCAACATTTCTCAGCAATAATGCGATGTTCTTTTTGTGTACCATTACCCATTCTAAGATCACAATAATGAACCCATGAGCGTAGACTGCCTTTCATATACATTCGAGACATGGTCATACCTTCTGGCAATAATACACGGGCAACTTCTTTAGCAATACCAGCATCTAATGCTGCTTGATATGATTTCTTAGCATTTCTTAAAACTTCGGTTTGTAATTCTTGCCAAAAATCAAGTAATTCTAAATCATTTACATCATTACTATTTTGTCGATTCTTATTATCTTGTGTTCTAGGTTCACGCCAAGTGAAATTAGGTGCAACTGCATATCGTTGGCTAAACTCTTGGAATGAGAATGATCTATGGCGCAGAATTTGTCTACCAATATCTCTCGCACATTCAATCTCGATTGTAACATCAACCATTTCGAGTGGGCTCCAATGAGAATTTCGAATTAGATATCTCAATAACTTATCAGCCGTCTCATTATTTACTTGATTACTAGGATTAGATACTCTAGCACAATAAGCAACTAATTCTTCCGGTGTTTGAACTTCAGGAATACTTGGGCTAGTTATTG